TTCTGCTGTTGGAGTTGCTCCTGCATTGATTCCTCCTCCATTCGCTGGTGAAGGCGGTGAAGTCCGCTGTGGACATTCTTGTGGAGTTTCTGTCTGCAGATTCCATCTGGATGAACTTTGGATTTGCCGCAAGGAACGGTGTAGTCAGTGGGTGCGCTCACTGTGCTTTTCTCCGATTTTCTTTGGAACATGGGAGGTTGTTTGCGCGTTGAAGGCGCTGAAGAGTGGCGAAGTGATGCGCTCCAAGTTCAGGATGGAGTGGATCTTCCCAGAGTTGGGAGTTGGTGTTTGCCGAACCTTTCTTACCTCCAGCTGAACATGTTTCGAAGGTTGTGACGCCTGGCGCGAAGATTCCAGTGCGTTCAATGCGTGTTCGTCGTCCACCTGCGCCGGAATCTTTCACTCCTGCACGCATCTTTTCATATCGCTGACGTTTCAACTCAGGATTTGCGTTCCAGAAGGCGACTTTCTTTTCGGTGCCGAAGCGGCCGATGTTGGTGCCTTTCTTCCCCTTGTTCGCTTGACCAACCTTGCGACAGGTTTCCTGTTGAATGAGACGAATTGCCTCTTCTTTCGAGATCATTCCCGCAAGACCTTTCCACGCAACCATGTCTTCAACGTGTCCATGAAGTTGCCACTCCGCGAAGTGCCACATGGCATGTTGAGTGATGGAAAGTTCGACGACGTTTCCGTCCTCATATTTTCCACCGCGGTGTCCAGGAATGACGCGATGTTTGTGCTTTGTTGTCATGCTCCGCGGCGAATATGGAGTTCAGGGGCGTTCCAATGTGGGGCGTTATTTCCCACCTGCGTCTGTTTGCGGGGTTTGGGTGAGTTGCGCTCATGTTCCCGCATGTCTCTTATCATTGTATCCCGCATGTGGCGCAAGTGCTCCTTCGGGACTGTACAGTATTTGGAGGCGCAATTGGAACGATAAATGTGCGCAACGTGTGAAGGATCGTCGGCCTGTTTCATTAGGTTCCAGATCCCCAACGTCTGTGGGTCGGCCAAACTGAGTCTCTTCGCCTCCGAGAACGACTCGCCGGTGTCCACTTTCGATTGAGACGGCGGTGGGTTGTTGTCCTTATTGCTCACTCCCTGATCACCGAGGTACGGCAGTGCGGGTGCCATAACCATCGCGTCAAGTTCGTGAGGTGCGGAGCGATTCCAGCGAGTCGATGTTCTCATCAGTCGTCGTAACGGTCGAGGATGTGGGCGATGACGGAGTTGCGGACGATGTCCTCCTTGTGGAACTCCAGAATACCCACGTCCTGGAGGTGGCGGAGTCGGTAGATGGCGTCAACCAGACCGTTCTCACGGCGGAAGACGTCAAGGTCAGCCTGTTTGGTGTCTCCGATCAACACCATCTTACTCTCACTGCCGACACGGGTGAGGCAAGTTTTTACGTGAATCGGGAGGAAGTTCTGAACCTCGTCAACGATGACGAAGGCGTTGTTCAGGGAACGTCCCCGGATATCTTCAAGCAGCAGTGGCTCGACGATTCCCTTCTCAAGCATGTAGTTAGCGGCACCGTTCGAGCGGCAACAGACTGGAATGTTATCCAGAATGGGACCGAGCAGTGGTGCGATCTTCTCACTCATATCACCTGGGAGTGCTCCACGTCCGCGTTGGAATTCGACTCCAACGTCTGATCGAACGTAAACCACTTTGTCGAAGTCGCCTTTCGCGACCAGGCTCAGTCCAGTCCATAGGGCTAACAGGGTTTTGCCTGTGCCGGCTGAACCATGAGCGATGGTGACAGTGTTTGTTTTGATGAGGCGGTTGAACTCCTCCTGTCTGTGGGTCTGGAACTTCACGGGGAGGATGTCCATCCCACGTGATTCGTAACCCATCTTCGTCTCTATCATCTCGACTTGACGACGAAGCTTTCTTTTCTCTCGAGCGCTAACGGCCATACTATAAGGGTGCGTGAAACTCTTGGGGATCTCACAGAGTGAGAGTGCTTGGGCTTTAAACCACTTACCACCTCCTGTATGAACGAGGTGCGTCATATCTCATAGGAGAGATGCGATCGCAGGAGTTTTACCCGTTGTCACCCATCCCACGCCACCCCTCTCGTGCGTCCTCTCCGTCCCCTCATCAGTCTCTCAGATGTGGTCTCGACAGCGTCTCCAGACTCGATGCCCCAGCCCTCGGCGCCCAGCGAGCGGCGTCCGGTCTTGTTCAGTGTGGAGAACACATTGCTCTCGTCAACGCCCTCCCTACGTGTGGAGCCCAGGAACTTACGGTGCGTGATGATGGACTCGGCCAGCATCCTGTTGCCCGTATCGAGGCTCTCGATGTAGTAATGGAGCGCCCACACCACCGAGTCAGTGCGGTCATCGTGCGCCACGTACGGGAACTGTGTGAGTTCCTTGATGAAGGGGTCACACCAGACTCCCTTGACAAACTGAACGCGACCCTGCTCGAACAGCGGTGACACCGCTTGCAGACGAGTCGTCTTCGACTTCAGAGGCTTGAACTCCTCGATGGGGATCTTCGCCTCCCGTCGCAACACCTGAATCAGGGACTGACCCGACGCCGCTTTCTCGATGCAGAGCACTCTCGCGCTGTAGAGTCGGTAGAGGTGTTTCACGGCCTCGATGAGATCGGGGAACGCCCAGCGTCCGGTGACGATCTCGATGATGTAGACCTTGGTGGGATCCTCCTTGTTGATCCCCGCCACGCACACGGCCGTCTCGTCGGCCATCTCCCTCTCCGAGAAAGCGCAGTCGACCGCGAGCCACGTCACGTCGAAACTCGGCGCCTCCTCCTCCTCAACACAGGTGATCCAACCGGGTCTGATAATCTGTCCCTCATCAGCCGCAGGCACACCCTGATAGAGAGCGGCGAACTTGAAGCTCCCCATCGCCCTCTTCTGCGACAGGAGCATGTCGACGGTGAAGGCGGAGTTGGTGGGCCAGTGTGACTCACCTTGTTTGCGGCCTAGTGGGTCATTGACCACGTCATCACAGAGGCCTTGAATGTTGATCCACCGCCAACCGAACTTGTTCTCCACCTCATCGTAGAGGCCATCCTTCTCCATGAGGATGCCGTGAAGGTCCTTCTCGTGGAATCGGGTGGCGATCACCATCTGGCACCAGTGGTTGGTACGACGGGTGGACGCTTGTTCCTCCCACCAGCTGGACAGCGTGTCCATCGCCGTCTTCGAGTCGGAGGATTTCAACGGGTCGTCAATCACCATGGCTCCCACGCCCGGCGATTCCATATCGGTGGTTCCGGCTGTGAAGCCGGTCAGCACCCCACCGACCGATGTGGCGAGGATGTAACCCCCGCCCATGAGGTCGTACTTGGAGTCGGGGTTGAATCCGAGGAACTCGGGGAACACCTTTTTGAACCCCGCACTCTTCATCATCAGCGCCACCTCACGGTGGAACTTCTGCGAGAGCTGTTGGCCGTAGGAGGCGATAACGTGCTGGGTCTTCTGATCGCGGCCCAACAGCCACGCCACGAACATGGTCGCCAACATCGACTTCCCCGAACGAGGGGGACATGAGACGATCAGTCGGCGTTGTCGGCGGGTTGCGAGATCCTCAAAGGCCGCGCCGATGATCTCGTGAAAGTCGGCCACCTGAAGGTCACCCGCCTTCATAATGTCGCAGAAGGCGAGGAAACAGTCCCGTGCCGCCTTGTGCTTAAATTCGTGAATGATGCTGCGAGGTGCCTCAAGAAGTTCAAGTTCTCTCAGCCCTCGCTGATAGTGACGCCAGGATGAGTGCTCTTCGAGTTGGTCAACGTGGGTTATGACTGGCCTCATGACTTCATCTTTTTCAGGAGCTCGTCAACTTTTGAATCGTATTCCTTCGCGAGAGTCTTCTCTCCCTCGCTTTCCTTGGGCGCGGTGAGATCGACGATGTCCGAACAGAGATCTCGGTGCGTCTTGATCGCCGAGTTGAAGATACTGATGAGATCGCGGATGCCGGCGTCTGGAAGGGCGTCCTGGAGGTAACCAAGCGCCTCATTGGCGACTTGTAGCGCCTCCTGCGCCAATCCTTCCTTGATCTTGAGGATGTCTTCGGTCTTTTTCATCGTGGGAATCGGCGATTGCAGCAACCACCCGCACCCGGAAGTGGGTGGGAGTTCGAAGGCCGCTGATTGATCATGGCCAAGATTTGCCTAGCGCGAGTAGGGTCTCCTTGGGCAAGTGCTTGGTAGTACTGTGCCCAAAGTCTGGGATTCTCTTGCATAGTTCTCCGACTCTAGTAGAGCCTCGTACGTTTCGTCCCACTCCTCTGCTCCGCTATCGGCGAAGAAGAATGAGAAGCACAGCGGCGGTTTCTGCTTTTTCATAGAGTTTTACCCGTTAGGGGCAGATCTCGGGTCGACATGTGGGGCATCCGAGCTTCCACAACTCGTTGACGGAGGTGTACTGGATGTCGGTCTCCTTCACCCAACCTCGACCGGCTGGGGACTGCTGGACGAGGACGTAACGGTCGGCGTCCACCTGAATGTAGACATTGGGGAGCACACCGATCACGATCCCTCCATCGATCATTCTCTGATTCGACTGGGGGTTGGTGGGGTCCGTGTAGAGGACCACCGCGTTACTCAGCGTGACGGCGAGTTGGCCGGTCA